TCGTACGGTTTCATGCGCGATTTCACACGCGAAACGTGCGCTCTGAGGGCCATTTCCTCCCCCTACAAAGGGTATTTTTTGACCATGAAATTCAACGACTTAGCCTCTACTGTGACACAAAGCTGTGCCATTTCCGAGCCGGGGGCGGGCCACCCCCGTCCCGCCGACCCCCACCCCCCCGAGATGTCACCTCCCCTACCCGACGAGAAAGCGGCTCAAAATTCCGAAACATCCGAAGGTCTGTCACCAAAAAAATCTATCAAAAACAGCCGACCTATAGAGAAAATCAATACCTCAAAGCGCCCAAAACGGGCGTCAGCGGGGGTCGTAAAGACAAAGTGTGTCGGATGCGGCAAGTATTTTACCCATCGCGCGTCCCATAAGGAGCGCCGCAAATACTGTTCGCGCACCTGTCAGCACCAAGACACGCACGCAAACCGCGCTGCGCGCCGCAATGCCGAAGCAGAAGACGCTGTAGCGAAAGCCCTCGTCTCCGTCACCGCCTCCTCTGGCCCACTCTCCCCCGAAGACAGCTCCATCCTCCGGGGGCGCATCGCCGCCTACATCGAGGCCCAGCTCGCGGTCGCCAACAACGTGGTCCTCGGTTTCAAGGAGTGGTCGCCCACCCAAGCGCGCGTCTTCGGCATGCTGCTCAACAAGGTCATCCCCGACCTCAACGCATCCTTCATCGAAAAGCACACCACGCACACCGATCTGGCCCAACTTTCCCGCGCCGAACTCGAACACCTAGCCGTCAACACCAAAACCATCACCGAGCGACCCCGCCGCCTCGCCGTAAACGACGACAGCGAGGACGACACCTACACAGAAGTCGTTGATTTTGTGCGTGACACCGTCGCCAGCCACCAAGGACACCCCCCAGATGACAGTGATTAACCGCCAACGAGACGCCCTCAAGACCAAAATCACCCTCCGCGACTTCGGAAAGGCCATGGCAGCCGCCGATCTCTCGACCGTCCCGCCCGAAAAGCGCAAGGCGGCCATCATGGATGCCCTCGCAACCATCATGCAGCACACCGTGGTCGACCCGGACGCCGCAATTTCCATCGCCAAATCCCAAAAGCTCCACCGCCAGCGCCATCTCGGCACCTCCAACACCGAAATCATCATCCGTCCATAACCCCTCGGACCCCCCCCATGGCCAAAGCGCTCACCCAACAAGAGATCGCCAACCACCTTTTGCGTCTCCGCGACGCCCAAGAGGGCTTCAAGGGCTTCGTAAACCTGCATTACCCCGACTGGAGCTTCCCGCCGTTCCAAGCGGAACTCATCGAAGTCCTCGACCTCCTCGAAAAAAATTTATTGCCAGTTCGAAACGTCCTGATCACCATGCCTCCCCGGCATGCCAAGTCCACGTTCTCGACCGTCATGTTCCCCCCCTATTTCATGGCGCGCGACCCCCGCCGCTACATCATGTCTTGCTCATACAACGCCCAACTGGCCACCGATTTCGGACGCCAAGTGCGCACCCACGTCGACACGCCCTTCGTCAACCAAGCCTTCCCCAACATGCACCTGTCCAAAGACAGCCGCGCCGCAGACACATGGCGCACAGAGGAAGGTGGCGCATACTTCGCAGTCGGCATCGGCGGCACCACATCTGGCCGCCCTGCGAACCTCCTCATCGTCGATGACCCCATCAAATCCCGCGAGGAAGCTGAGTCGATGACCCAGCGGAACCGCATCTGGGATTACTACACCTCGGCCCTGACAACTCGTCTCCAGCCCCAAGCCAATGGCGAGCCTCCAGCCCAGCTCATCATCCTGACCCGCTGGCACCCCGACGATCTCGCTGGCCGCATTATGAAAACCGAAGACTGGGCCGAGGGCCGCTGGATGCACATCAATTTTCCGGCCATCGTCGACAAACCCAAGACACGCCCCACCTCGCGCCGCAGCCTTCCGACCTTCCACGCCCAATACCTGTCCGCAGAAGAATACAAACGCGCGCCCTCCAACAAGCGCTACATCCAAGAGTTCGACGAAGTCTCCCTCTGGCCCGAGCGGTTCCCATTGGACGAACTCAAGCGCCGCCAGCGCCTAAACCCCCGCGAGTTTGCCTCCCTCTACCAGCAGCAACCCTACATCGAGGGCGGCAATCTCATCAAAACCGAGTGGTGGCAAACCTATCCCAAAGACCTCAACCCCGAGAACTTCCAGACCCTCGTGATTGGCGTCGACACGGCCTTCAAAAAATCAGAAACGTCCGACTTCTCGGTTGCCATCATCGCTGGCATGGACCGCGACGGCGACATCTACATCGTCGACGTCATCCGGGGCCGCTACGACTTCCCCGAACTCAAGCAACGTCTCATTCGCCTCAACTCTGTCTGGCGCGGCAAGGGCCTCCGCTCCTTCTACATCGAAGACAAAGCCTCTGGCCAATCTCTCATTCAAGAACTCAAACGCCATTCCGGCATTTCGGTCCTCCCATACAAGGTCGTTCACGACAAAGTGGCCCGCGTGAACGCTGTCTTGCCGATCATCCAATCTGGCCGCGTCCATCTTCCAGAAAGCGCTCCATGGCTCGACGATTTCGTAAGCGAGTGCGTGACCTTCCCCGGTTCCGCGCACGACGACCAAGTGGACGCACTGTCCATTGTCCTCGACGTTCTCTCAAAGAGCCACGTCACGCCAGAACAGTGGGAAAACCTGTCTTTCAACCCCTCCGAAACCCTGAATAACCCCGCCAAAATCAGTTCCCTTGGCAAATCGCTCAACGAAAACCTCCTAAAAAGCTCGTCTCGCCGCTGGAAGGGGTGGGGTATTTAGCTACCCCAGCCTTCTCAACCACCTCAGCAGCTCAAAATATGGACGACGCGCGCCTCAACTCGCGCGTACTTTCGCCATCATGGAAACTAGCGCTCAAAAATCCCTTCCGCGTGCCTCCGACATTGCGCCAACTTCCTCGGAAGGCGTTGTCGTAGACCTGTCTCAACACGCCCAGCGCCTCGTCAATTACGACGACATCAGCGCGCTCCTCACAACGGAGCAAGAGAGCCGCCTCGTCTCCTACATCAAGGCCATGGCCGAGATGTCGCACTCCAAAATTTCCAAGCGCTACGACCACTGGCAAGAAGCCGACCGCGCGCACGACGTTTACGTTCCTGCTGACGCCACCGAGTTCCGCGAGAAGGCCGTCATCGCCGACACGCGCGCCATCGCAGACACGGTCCTCACCTACCAGATGGCTGCCCTCGGCGGTCGCAATCCAATGTTCCAATTGGAAGGCGTCAACGCCAAGTCCCGCAAAGCCTCGATGATCCTCGAACGCGTCCTCCACCAACAGATGCGCCGAACCGCTGGCGAGGCGCGCGTTGCGCAACTCCTGCTCGACGGCATCAGGTATGGCTTCGCCCCCACCAAAGTCACATGGGATGCAAAGTCCAACCAGAACAAGATCGTCAACTTCGATCCGCGCCGCTGCTTTCCAGACCCCCGCGTCAACTGGGGCGACTGGGAGAACATGCAGTTCATCGTCTTCACCGACTACCAGTCCATGAACGCGCTCGAAAACGCGAACCTCTATCCTCGTCTCCGCACGGACCCCGCCATCAAGAAGGCCGAGCCTGCCTCAAAGCAAGGCTGGGCCTCCCACAAATGGCACCGCGAGGAGGGCCGTGGTCTATCAATCGACCCTGCGTCGGCTTCCGGGTTCACCAATGAACAATCGCACTTCACGCTCGGTCGCGCCCGCGTTGTCGACGAGGCATGGTTCCGCCTCTCTGGCCAAGAGATCGGCATCCCCTCTATCGAGCAAATCTTTCTCGTCGCCACAGTCATGGATGAGAAGCACATCATCCGTCTCCAGCTCAACCCCTATGGCCGCCAGTTCCCCGTGGTCATCGGCGGCCTCTACCAAGACAGCCACAAGACCTATGGCCAGTCGCTCTACGATCTCCTGCTCCCGATGCACGACATCGCAACATTCCTCATGCGTTCGCGCATCGACAATATCAGCGCCGCCCTCAACAACCTGATGTTCGTTGACCCGACCCAAGTGTCCATCCCCGACCTGATCGACCGGAACCCGTGGGGCGTTGTCCGAACTCTGCCCGGAACCAAGCCCGGCGATGGCGTCTTCATTGCGCGCGTTCCCGACGTTACTCAGGGCCACATGAATGACATCGCCGCGATGTCCGAACTCAAGCAGCGTGTCTCAGCCGCCTCGGACGCCCAACAGGGCATGCCCACATCCGATGGCATCCGCACAGCCACCGAAATTCAGCGTCTCACCCAACTTGGCTCCCAGCGTTTGGGCGTTTTGGCGCGTATTACTTCGGCTACGACCATTCGTCCGATGGTCCGCATGATGGTTTCGAACATCCAAGACAGCCTTTCCGCCGAAGGCTCCATCAAAATCGACCAAAACCAGATGTCTTCCGAACTCATCCGGATGTCTCAGGACGGTTATCTCGATTACAACGTCACAAAAGACCTCCAAGGCGACATCGACTACCTCGTAATTGACGGAACCCTACCCCTCGAACCCACGCGCAACGCCGAAACTTGGATGAATATGCTCCAAATCCTCGGCAATACCGGCCTCATCATGGAATATAAGGCTGGCGAAATCGCAGGCGAGGCCATTCGGGCCATGGGTATCTCCGATCTCGAACGGTTCCGCGTCGATCCCGACGAACTCAAGGAGAATGGGCCGTCCCCCTCCCAACAAATGGCCATGCTTGAGAAATCTCGGGGTGCGAGCGTCCAGCCCCAAGAACAAGTCGAACAACAGGTCAAAGCTGGCAACATCATCCCAATTTCGCAGAGCAATCGGCGCTAAAACACCCCGCGAGGCCACCATGACCACAGGTTCTTCCCTGCCGCCCCCACTTTCGAACCCCGAAACCACAAAGCCGCTGCCCGCACCCCAATCCAAGGTGCGCGTTGTCATGGCCCACTCGCAAAACATCCATCGAGACGTCCACACGGCCCTCGAAGAAGTCGAGAACATGGCCAATGCCCAGCTTGTCCGCATGCACGAGCGCCTCGTCGCCCGCCTCCGCTTCCAAGACAACGCCATCAACGAGCTGGCCAATCGTATCACCGAGCTTGAGGGTGTCGTCGCCGATAAACCGGACGACAAATACAGTCTCTCCAAGGCAAAACTGATCCGACTGATGAAAGACCTCGGCTACACGAGCTGAGGAGCAACCGCGACAGATACCGCGACAGATACCGCGACAGACCAAGACAAAGTAGAGGCCGCCAATGACGCAGACACGCCCCACTGGCGAACAGCTCCGGTTTCGCTCCCAGTACACGGGCGACCACGTCCTCGACGATTATCTTGAGGCTGCCGAAAAGGGTGGGCGCTCGCTTGCCGATTTGCTTGACGACATCTTCGACGCCAGCGGTGTCTTCCGCGACGACAATTTCCAGTTCCGCTACGACACGACAACTGACGCCCTCCAGTACCGCGTTGGCCAGTTCGCTGATCCCAATGACGGCTGGAATACAATCGTCTCGATGCTCAAGGACGCGGGCACCTTCATCAATTCGACCGAGTACGACAATCTCCAACTGGTGAAGGTCAGCACCGACGACATCTATCTCGTCCATACGCTCTCCGCCCCACAAACCTTCGCCAACGAAGCCGCCTTCATTGGCTCCGCGAACACGACACTCCTCATCGACGTGTCTCAGGTCACGGCTGCTGCTGCCGCCGCACTGGCCAGCGAGAGCGCTGCCGCGACATCCGAAACAAACGCCGCGACATCCGAAACCAACGCCGCCACCAGCGAAACCAACGCTGCCACATCCGAAACCAATGCCGGAACCTCCGAAACGAACGCTGCTGCCAGCGCAGCAACGGCCTCCACCCACAAAGACGACGCCGAAACCGCCAAAACCGCCGCCGAAGCTGCCCAAGGCGCAGCCGAAGCCGTCCTCGACTCATTCGATGATCGCTATCTTGGTGCCAAGACAAGCGACCCGGCACTCGACAATGACGGCAATGCTCTTGTTCCCGGCGCTCTCTACTGGAACACGACCGCAGGCAACCTCCGTTTCTACACTGGCTCCGCGTGGGATATTTACGGTGCCGGTACAATGGCAATTCAGTCTGCCAACGCCGTCGCCATCACTGGCGGGACCATCACTGGCATCACTGATCTGGCCATCGCCGATGGCGGCACAGGCTCGTCTACCGCTGCCGCCGCACGCGTCGCCCTCGGCTCCGAGATCGGCGTCAACGTCCAAGCCTACAGCGCCAACCTGACCACCTTCGCATCCAATCCTCTGACAGCCGCAGAACTCACCCAGCTCCAAGCCATCAATTCCGTCACCATCTCCAACGCCCAATGGGGCTATCTCGGGGCGCTGGATCAAGCACTGGCCACAACTGACACGCCGACCTTTGCCACTGTGACATCGAGTGAGCATGTTGAAGTCGGGAAGTGGATCAACGGTAATTTCTCAGGCTCATTTTATGTCCGGCACACTGTAGCCGGGGAGTTGCTGGCTATTGGCGTTAAGTCCTCGGGTGGTTCGCTCTATTACCCGATCAACATGAACGCCGCCGACGGCCTCACCAAATTTAGCAACGATACCGCCGAAGTCTTCCGCATGGACTCATCCGGCGACCTCACATGGTACAACGCAGGCGCCACCGTCGGCATGACATAGGACGCCTCTGCCAACACTAACGCTGGCGGGCTTGGGATTGGTACGGCTACGCCTTCCTACGCGCTGC